TCTGATTTAGCAGCACTAGCATTAAAAGTTGTATTAATTACTTTCTTACCTAATATGGTACTTGTAGTAGAAATAGCACCATCAGATGCGATTGAACCTACGTCAGTAATATTTCCACTTGCATCTATATCAAAATTAGTTGTAATAGCACCTGTTGCTGCTGTTACTGTAATTTGTTCAAAACCACCTTCGGACCTGATTGGACCACTGAATGTTGAATTCGCCATAATTTCCTCCTAAGGAAATAAGCTCTATCATCTTGGCTTGTCTGCTAGGTCAGTTGATAGAACAAGTTAATTAATCCTAGATTTTAATGATATACCCATCTTCATAAAAAAGAAAGGGAGCCGAAGCTCCCTTTAGTTTGTTCAAGTTAATGAACTACGCTCCTGGAGAACCATAGATTCCACGCCAGTCACTAAAGCCGAAAGAGTATCTCTCTCTAGCTTTGTATCTAACGTTTCCAGTCTCAAAGTCACCTTCCATGCCTGTTGACATAGGAGATCTAACGAAGTGTTTAAGTCCGTTAGGTGCATCAGTTTTGATAAAGAATGCATCTGTGTCAGTCAAGTAATGATTAACAACATATCCTTCAGGGAGCATTCCCATGTTTTTCAATGCGTTAATGTCATTATCAGAAGTACCAACTCTACCTGCAGTTTTTAATACTCTCTCAGCTACAAATTGTAGTTGAGGTGGTATTATTAGCTTCCTTGCTTGAACATTTACTTTAATGCCTCTTTCATCAGTGAACTGAGATATGTCGATCATCGCGTTCTCTAATGAAGTTTCATTTAAGTCAGCTGCTACGCTTGGCTCATTCGACTGATCTCCACCTGATAAGGTAGGGTGATCAGCTGCCATAAGTGCTTTTCCGTCTCCTCCTGGGAAGGAGTTTGAAAAGCCATTATTTAATACGTTTGCTGCTTTTACTTGCTTAGTAGTCGCCATTGATCTAGCTAAAGCTTTTGTGTATCTTGAAGAAAGACTGTCATAAAGGTTGTCCTCTATTGCTTCTTCTGTCAACGCAAATGCTAAAGCTACAGTTTCGTGGCTGTACCTTGCTGTGAAAGTTTCTTGTGCAGTATCATAAGTTACAGATGCACCCTCGCCTTTGACGGGAGCTTGTCCAAAACCTGATAACATTACTTCTTCCTCAAACGCTCTATCTGAATTTTCTGTATCAAAAATTTCAGTATGTTCGTTTTCGTATCTGTCGTACTCAAGACCAAAAAGTGCATTTAGTCCTGGTTCGAGTTCTTTTACTAATTGAGCTCTATTTATTGCCATTTTAAATTACCTTTTAGCTATTGCCGAAGACAGAAGCTGGGAACGTCACATAAACTCTAGCGTGTTGCCCAATGGTATTATTTGGCTTATCTGGGAAGCCTACCACTGTTGCAATGCCACTAGAAGTTGTAGTTGTTACACCTTCTTTTGATCGACCATTGTTTGTATTCCCTGCTGTAGTACTAATCGTATTTGTTGTACCGATTGATGCTTGTGTAGGAGTCCCAGTTGACTGAGCCTCGTAAACAATATCAGGATCGGAATAAACAAATGCTTTAGCATTCGCAGAACCTAAAGTCACAACATCCGCTGTCCAAGTGTTTGAAAAAACAATTGAACCGTCTGCTGCTTGGAATTCTACACCGTAAAATACGCCAAGTGGGGTGCCTGTAGCAGTCCCTTGTATAACCAAACCACTCGCTAGATTTACTACGTCGCCTGAAAAGATCGAGGCATCTGTAGCACTTGCTATCGCAAATTCTGAAGGTCGGATTGTACCACCTGACATATGATAAGCTGGTGTGAATCCATCTGGGGCGTTTGTATTAGCCATTTTTATTCACCTTATATAAAATATAATTTTATTAAAGTCCTTAACCTAAGTTAAGAACCACCTTTACCAAATGTAACCTTGGATGATCTACTAGGTGTACTAATAGGCATCACTTGATTACTTTCTCGCATAAGATCATTATCAACTGCTTGAATCTGTTGGTCGGCAACGTTTTGATAGTATGCCCTCCTTTCATCAACAGTCTCCTTGGGGATCTTAGCTAGAATTAAGCCACCAACTCCTATGACACCAGCATGTTTACCATCATCAACAGTAGGAGCTTCAAAATCGGGGTGATCTTCAGCTCTTACGGGTTCCCAACCTTCACGAATACGTTTCGACATATTCGCTGGGTCGCTTTGCCCTATCATTGATTCTCGTATCCATCTGTATACATATCCCTGCGGTGGGGTAGGGGCGTCTAATAAAGACGGGGGTTGCCAAGGTTTACGGCGAGATACTGTATCTCGACTTTCAGCAGATCGTGGAGTACGATCTGAGTTTGTAGTGTTTTTTTCATCTACCATTTTTTACTCCTTAATATGCTTAGCATATTCTTCTAGTGGCACGCCTAGTCTTTTAGCTATCGCTACTTGACTCGGTGTGAGTTTTATAGTTCTACGTGAACGAGCTCTTGTAGTTCCAACACCTTTGCTAGAACCAGCTACTGTCTCTCTCACCTCTTTTTGAGTTTTCCCTAATTTATGAGGGAACGACTCAGCAAGTCTTTTATCTACTTCTTTATAATAATCATCCGAAGTAGGATCATAACCTTCACCTTCTGTGAGCTGTCTATGGAACGCAAAAGCTGCAGTTGTCATAGCTAGGTCATCCCCAAACCAATCATTTCTATCTGCCCAAGCTTTCGCTTTTTGATCAGGCTTTGGAGCCTGTTGTCGGGCAGGTTGTTGAGTCCATTGAGGAGCAACCTGTTGCTCTACCTGAGTAGCTTCTTGTTGAGTTTCGGTTTGAGTCGGTCTTACCCTTTTCAAACTTTCTTCCTCTACTGCCAGCTTAGCAAGACTCTTTTGAGATTCCATTAAAGCGTCTGTATCTCCTGATTCATACGCCTTCTTGTAACTCTCTTGTGCCTGGTTTAGCTGAGAAGTAACTCTGGTACTATATTCATCATATAGGTTCTGATCTGTTTTTGAAAGTTTATTTTTCGTTTTATTTAATTCGTCCTGAACAGATTGGGCATAGTCTATTGCTGCCTGCTCTCTTCTTTCTGATTCCCTGACCTTATAAGTCAGTTTGTTGATACGTTTTTTAACACCTTCACTGTAGTCTTCAATCTCCTCTTCTTGATCGGATTTAGCAACTACTACTTCTTCTTCTACAATTTCGGTTCCAGTATCCTCGTTTTCACTCTCAGGGAGTTCAACTTCTGTACCTTCATCTTCTTCTTCTATCGACTGCATAGCTTCTGCCATGATTTTCTCCTTATGTGCGTAATGAAATTAAGCTGATTGTATGTCTTCAGGGTTGGAGACAACAGCTAGTATTTCATCATCGTTTAATAAACGCAGTTCACCACCCTCAATTTTGAGTCTGGCTCCTGCATACCTGCCAAATATCACCCAGTCTCTAACCTGACACCATGCCCCTTCAGGGAATTTATTCCCATCACGGTAAGCGTCTGGACCAAGTGCTACCACAAACCCAACATTAGTACCAATGCGTTCTTTTTCTAATACTGAGTCTGCTAGATAAATACCGCCTTTAGTCTTTTGTTTCGGACTAAAAGGTAGTATTAATATTCTGTATCCCGTTGGTTTGGGAAGTTTTGATTGTAGTTCTTCATCTTCATGTACAGTTTCAGGTGTAACACTAGGTGCTTTTTCCTCTGGTGCAATGAATCTTTCTACTTTGTTGGGTATTGGTTCTCCGCCTGAACCGAAGGCATCTATTTTTTTCGACATTATTCTTCATTATCCTTGTGCAGGTCTTTTAGTAGTGAGAGAGTAAACGACAGACCTGTAATTTCGCCTACTATCTTTTGGTAACCTTCAAAATTTTGAACACCGCCACCAGCAAGGGCATCTTTTAGTTGCTCTTGTCTTTCTATAATCTGTTTACGTAACTTATCTAACATTCAATTATTTTTTCCTTGACTTCGCACCCGAACACTTCCAACGCTTACGTGATAAATTGTTAGGGGTATTAGGATCATTCTTTTTCTTTTTAGAAAGTCCTTTCTTTATACCCAAACTCCTCGCACAATAAGAATCACCTTTAGATGTTCCTGGTTTAACTCTTGGTCCACCACCTTTGGCTTTCCCTGCTTGCCCGTAACTAACTTTTTTACCAGATTTAGTTACCTTAACCTTTGCTTTACCTTTTCTTGGACTAGCCATGATGATTAGCTCTTCTACGGTTAGCATTACCCGCTACCACAGAACCGCCTTTGTGCATCATTTTAAAATCTTTCCCAGATATTTTACCATCTTTGTTTTTGTCTAGTTTTTTCTGACCACCGTGTAGTTCTCCACCGTGTGATTTCTTAGCAGTTTTTGCAGCGTCTTTAAAATTTTGTGCTGTTGGTGCACCTTTTGATCCAACCTTTCTCATTTTTTCACCTGAGCCTGCTGCTATTCTTTTACGTTTTGCTTCTATATTCGCGTATAGTCCTGGAGGTTTAGCCATTATTTATTAAACCCTTTGCCTTGTGTTGCTGCTCCGCAACCTCTAGCCATACCTCTTTCAGCTTTACCACCGTCCATCATTTTAGCAACGGGCATTCCACTGTCCATCATCTGAGTAACTGGCATTCCACCATTCATCATTTTGGCTTTGCCTCCGTCAGTCATTTTCTTTTTCTTTTCACCGCCACGGTTCATTTTCTGCATGCCTCTATTCATTATGGTCTCCTTAAATGTTTTTTAGTGTCAGTCATTGAACTTCCACCCTTGTTCATATTCTTCATCTTTGAATTTTTCATTATAGAACCGTCAGGCATTTTATGATAACCTTTAGGAACTTCCCCACCGTTTCTCATACGTCTACGATTAGCGTTACCGCCCATCATCTCTTCAAAATTTGCTCTA